GCGATGACTCCCGAAGTGGTCAAAGCCCTTTCGGATCTCCTTGACGAAGCAGAGGACGTCTTCGTCTGCATGGCGGACGCCACCGGCATTGACCGTCACAATCTGCCTGCCCCTTACATCCGCGCTCGCGTCGTTCTCAAGCGAGCCCTTGGGGAAGAGGGGTAGGGGGATGGCCGTGGAGTCGACTTCGTGGACCAATGAGACGGACTATCTCGCGGATGTCGCGCGCCGAGCTTGGCATGGGCGTAAAATATTACCGGCGTGGCATCTTGTAGATCGTTGGGAGCAACAGAAGTGGCGCCAGGCGATCGGGGCCGTACAGAAGGCTCAGGCCGCCACCCAACCCCAGAAGCAGGAGGACGGAGAGTGAGTACAAACACCGAGACTCGCGATCAAGACTATCCGCAGACGATGCATCTGGGTCCCAACTCAGGCGCGCGAGTGGTGCCGTCCTATAAAACCATCCGTGACGAGTTCGCCATGGTGGCGCTGACAGGCCTCACAGCGACTAAGGCGCCAGTCATTGCGGCTGGGCTCGCGTACGAATACGCCGACGCCATGATGGCTGAGCGCTCTAAGACGGGGGAGGGGTGATGATCGCAGCGAACCAGTTCGGCGAGCAAGCGCCCCTGAGCGAGTACAAGTGGACGAGCTACGCGCTTGGGTTCTCGCTCGGCTCTGATCAGTTCAGCATACCGATCGCCAACTTCCAGAACGCGAGCGCGGCCGGCATGGACATGCGATCTTACGCGCGCATCCTGACCTCACCAGCGCTCAGACGCGTATCTGAGGGCAAATAACACGATCGGGGGATCACAAGGGAGGTCGGGGAACATGAGTGAGCAAGTACCGAGAAAACCCTACCGTTGAGATCGACAATGCGGTAACTTTCATTTCGCAAGTGATTTGAGGGGAGCGCGTTGTCCACTCGCATCATCAACGGATGCCCGGCCTCGCTGCACAAGGTGGCGTTCGAAGGCTATCTTGGCTTGGGGCCTGGATCGTCCGAAGTCCTCGTGATCCTGTTCGACCGGGCCGGAACACCTATCAGCGCCCGCGACCTTTGCAGGGTCGTTTCAACCCATCGGCCCATCAACACCCAGGCCCTATACGAGCGCATCCGGGTTCTTCGCGAGGCGATGGACACCGAAGCCCTGGACTCCGACCGAGGCAGTTACTTCCTCACCGACGTGGGCATGGCTGAATGTCACCGCGCTCTTGCCGAGATGGCCAAGGCCATGACGGGCGAGAGCATCGCCAACACAGCCCAACCCCGACGCCCGCGATCGCCGAAGGTCAGCCGGCTTCAGCTCTCGTTCCTGGATGCGCTCGTGCCTGAGACCTTCGCAGCCTAAGCCATAATCAAGGCCAGGGACCAACAGACACAATCAGCACCATGGGACGACCGTTACCGCCTCCGGAAGTCGCCGAGGCCGTCGAGGGCATATTCCTCCCGGCCCACGACCTCGCGGCCTGGGTGAACGAAACCTTCATCGCGGAAGACGGAGATCTCGTGAACGCCGAGCACTCCCACCTAGAGGCCGCGACGATCGGCTTCCTCTGGACCAACGTCGCCAATACGCGACAGATGCGCCGGGTTCTTGGCCAGTGCGAACGAGGCCAGCCCCAAGGCTCAATGGGCAAGTGGGCAAAGGCGAGAGCCGAACAGCAGGTGATCGCCTGGTTCGGAGACGTGCCGGATTTCATCATCACCATAGACGCTACGCACGCAGCCACGTGCAGCGACATCGAGTTTTGCGCCTTGATTGATCACGAGCTTTATCACGCAGGCCAAGAGCTTGACGCGTTCGGATCTCCCAAGTTCCGACAGGACGGGAGACCGGCCTTCACGATGCGCGGGCATGACGTCGAGGAGTTCATAGGCGTTGTGCGCCGATATGGCGTGGTCAGCCCGGAGATCGAGGCGTTGGTCAGCGCAGCCAAGGGGCGGCCAGAGATCGGAATGGCGAGCATTTCGCAGGCGTGCGGGACCTGCATGGCCTTGAAGGCCGCATGATGAAAGTTAAGGGAGAGCCTAAGCTTTCGGATGAAGCCCGCGCCTTTGTGGTGCAGGCCCTAGCGTGCTTCGACACGCCTACGACGGTGTCCAAGGCCGTCAAGGCTGAGTTCGACTTCGTCATCTCGCCGCAGGCCGTGGAGTGCTACAACCCGACCAAGCGCGCCGGACAGAAGCTTTCTGAGCGCTGGCGAATGCTGTTCGAGCAGACCCGCAAGACCTTCCTGGAGGACGTGAGCCAGATCGGGATCAGCCACCGGGCTGTTCGCCTGAGGGCTATCCAGCGCATGGCGGAGAAGGCCGAGAGCGTCGGCAACATTGGCTTGGCGGCGCAGCTATACGAGCAGGCGGCCAAGGAGTCGGGCAACAGCTACACGAACAAGCGCGAGGTGACGGGCAAGGACGGGAAGGATCTACCGACCGGATCTCAAGTCACCGTGTTTGCTCTGCCGGATAATGGACGGTAGCGAACCGAACACAATCCGACCGCAGGAAGGCCCGCAGCAGGCTTTCTTGGCGTGTCCAGCGGATATCGCCATCTATGGCGGCGCGGCCGGGGGCGGAAAGTCATGGGCGCTGCTCATGGAGCCGTTGCGCCACGTCCACAACGGCCAGTTCGGAGCCGTGTTCTTCCGGCGCACGACGGTCCAGGTTCGCAACGAGGGCGGCTTGTGGGATGAGAGCGCCAAGCTCTATCCACTGCTCAATGCCGACCCGAAAGAGCACGTGTTGACGTGGGATTTCCCGAGCGGCGCCAGCGTCAGCTTTGCCCACCTGGAGCACGATAAGACCGTCCACAACTGGCAGGGCTCCCAGATCCCGTTGATCTGCTTCGACGAGCTGACCCACTTCAGCGAGAAGCAGTTCTGGTACATGGTCAGCCGGAACCGCTCGATGTGCGGTGTTCGGCCATATATCCGGGCGACCTGTAACCCAGACGTGGATAGCTGGGTCGCCAAGTTCATCGCCTGGTGGATCAACGAGGAGACCGGCTTTCCGATCAAGGAGCGGGCTGGTGTCTTGCGCTGGTTTGTGCGGGTCAACGATCAGCTTGTTTGGGGCGATAGCGCCGAGGAGTTGCGGCGCGACCACCCGAATATCCCGGCCAAGAGCTTGACGTTCGTTCCGGCCAGCCTTCAGGACAACAAGGCCCTGATGGAAGCGGACCCAGGCTATATGGCCAACCTGCTGTCTCTGCCAACCGTGGAGCGGGAGCGACTGCTAAACGGCAACTGGAAGATCCGGCCGGCGGCAGGCATGTTCTTCCAGCGGGCATGGTTCAGGCGCTATCGGAGAGGCGAGGAGCCCAAGAACCTCAAGTACTACCTGACCAGCGACCACGCGCCGACGCAGAACGAGAAGAACGACCCGACCGCCTGTCGCGTGTGGGGCCTGGATCATCGCCACGACATCTACCTTGTGGATGGCTTCAGCCATCACGCCACCATGGACGTGACCTCAGACCGAATTGTCGGCAATATTAAGGACCAGGGCCGCGACCCAGATAGGCCGCAGTACGAGGGGCTTATCCGCAAGTGGAACCCGTTCGCCTGGTTCCCAGAGGACGACAACAATTGGAAGTCCGCCGAGCCGTTCATCCTCCGGCGGATGAAGGATGAGGGCGTCAGGACGGTCATCGCCCCCATGAGCCCTCACGGCCACGACAAGGCAGCCAAGGCGCAATCGGCGCAGGGCATGGCCGCTATGGGCTGCGTCTGGATACCTGAGGGACCGGAGTTTGACGCCATCATTGATCAACTCGACGCGTTCCCTGTGGCCGAGCACGATGAGGAGGTGGATTGCCTGGCCATCATCGGCAAGGCTATCGCCATGGCTCACCCAGCCCTGGCGCCAGAAGCCCCGAAGCCGCCACCTGGCGAGCCGCAAGGGATCATGCAGATGAGCTTTGACCAGCTCATGGCGCAGATGGATCGGCAGAACGGGCCGGATCGGGTGTGAAAGCGACCGGGGTCCTAGACCGTCCGTCTCGAAGGCTCGCGCGGGGCCAGCGAATAACTTCCGATCGGGGCTGGCGAACCCGGTAAAACAATCCAGCTTTTCCCGCCTGCTCTCGGGACCGCAGCGCTACGGTTGATCCTACCCTGGCGGGCCGAAACCCCACTACCACAGTCTCGGCTATTTCTCAGCCTGCAAAATGAAGTATCTCTATGGGGCACTATCATTTTGAGGCATATTGGTCCGATGACAGGCCAGCAGTTGAAGGCGTGGCGCAAGCGTATGCGGTTGACGATCAAAGAGGCGAGCGCGGAATTCGGGGTCTCGACGGCCACGTTCTCGCGCTGGGAAGCCTCGAAGGAGGAACTGGTCCGCTACGTCGGACGCTGCGCCGCTGCTATCTCTATGGGTATACCGGAGATCGACGGATGAGCTTCGAGCCAATCGTTAGTGCTGGAGCGGATAGCTACTGGTGGCAGAAGAAGGCCGGCGGCCATATTGCGCGGGGTAGCGTCCAAGACATGCGTGTGGCGGCCATGAACGGCGCCGTCGCCTTTGGCGCAACATATGGCAAGATCGACATGGAGTTCGATGCGCTGAGGTGGAAGTTCGAGGGTGATCACGATTGGCGGGAGGTCCGAGGGTGAGTGGCGCTCAACCAATCTTCAAAACCATCACAGCGCCAGGCTTTCGGGCCAGGACAATGTCAGAGGCGGCGTATCGCCGAGCCTGCGCCAGGGCGAATGAGGCGATAAGGCAAGCGGTGGCCAACCCGCCACCGTTCCCGCCGGAGGTGAAGGGATGAGTGAACCCGAAAGGCCGCACCCGCTTGATGCTCTGGTTGTAGCGGCCGGCCCGGAGCGCGTTGCCGAATTGCTTTGCGACGCCTTCGAGCGAGCGATTTCCGGGCCAGACGGTGATTATCTTCTTGCGGGATGGATTAAGCGAGCGTCCAAAGCAGCGGAGATCAGGGGATGAGCACCAACCACATCGCCCGATCCGCTAGCGACCGCGATCCTACCTGGGAAGTCTGGTTTGTAGAACGCTCCGGCCTCAACGTCATGACGACTGGCCCCTGGTATGGTGGCAAGTTCGGACCACGCGAGTTTTGCGAGGCTGAGGCGGACCGATTGAACGCCCTCAAGAACGTAGAGGATGGATGATGACCATTCAGGAAAAGATGCTCGCGCTCCTCGAAAGCGGAGCCGCACGCAACATGGCTGAGGCCTACGCGATGGCGGGTGGACGATGAGCGAGAAGCCAACCGAAGAGAGCGTCAATGGGCTCCTGAAATCCGCCTTCAGCAAGCTACCAGAAGTCGGCGATCGTTGCGTGATCGACGGCGTGACGCTGGTGTTTCGCCGAATGGACGGCAGATCTCAGATCTGGACCGGGGTAACGCCAGACGAGGATCTGCTGCGATGAGCGAGACCAAGACCGAAGCGGCCAGTCAAGAGCCGTACGAATGGACAGCAGCAGACTGGCCAGACCCCATGCAAGAAGTGCGCGACAAGGCAGCTGCCGGCGACCAGATTGCGGCGTTGATCGTCGAGCGCGTGGACAAGGCGACGAATGCGGTTTTGGCTGACGTTCTACCGAAGTGGGAAGCGCAATTTATGGAGGGTAGCCCTTACTGCGCCGGCGGCCTCTCCGACTTGCTCGCGCAGGACTGAGCGCCCCTAACCCAGCGCTATCCTAAGCGCATGGACCAGCAGAGCCAGTACCTAGCCCAAGCCCTCCGCGCGATGCAGGAGGGACCGCAGGCCCCGCCTCAGATGAACCCGCAGGCGATGGGCCTTGGCCGTATGCAGCCGGGCCAGATGGGCCAACAGCCCGGCCAGCCGCAAGGCCCCAACGCGCCGCGCCCGTCGATCGGCGACAACCTGCAACAGGCGTGGGGCAATCTCCAAGGTGCGCCGGGCCGCGTCCAGGGGAGCATCATGGGGCTGGGGAGCCTGTTCAAGTAGCCCAGCAGTCGGGAACCCAGTAGGCCTCGCGCATGTCGGGTTTGAACGCCTCCGCCACGTAGGACTGAACGGCCTCGGGCGCGGCGGGCAGGGGGCGCACCACCTCGCCGTCTGTGAAGCCCACGACCGCATAGCCCGCGGACGACGCCGTCAGCACGAATCGAGGCCGCTCAGCACGCCACTCATGCGGGCCTTCGGTCGCCGCGACCTCCTGAAGTCGGGAGTAGTTGGCTAGCAGGTAGTCGACCGCGAAATCCCACCATGGGACACCGGGCGAGCGCTTGCCGACCTCACGTGCTGGAACGCCGGCCACGATCGAATAGGGCTCGACACGGAAGCGGACGACCGCATTGGCGCCGACCACACATCCATCGCCCAACGATGCGCCTGGCAGAACCCGGGCGCCGGACGATATCACGACTCCATTGCCGACCGAGATGGCCGGAGCCTCCCGCATACCCATGTCAATCGACGGGTCAACGAAGGGCCTGAGACACGAGAGGCTGATGTTCACCGGCAGTTCGTGGGTGTGTTCGGCCCGACGCATGACCTCCGACGTCAGGGCGAAGTCGCACCATCGGCCGACCGTGGCGAGGCAACCGGCGAAGCCGTGTGGCGGACTCAGCATCGTCAAGCGATCCGCGCACGAGAGCGAGCCACCGCCCAGGTCGATATAGGCCGTCTGCGTCAGGAAAATCCGCAAATCGTAGTGGCTGAAGAACCGCGTCAAGCGCTCCTCGTGGCTGGGGACGGAGGCGAATTTCAGGAGAAAGCGACGGTCTTGGTTCATACCCAAGCCTAACCAATTAGCGCCGCCCTGAGGAGCCCCCGCGCCCGTCGATACTGATGGGGCAGGGAGCAAAGTCAGGTTCGATGCGAGAGCGCTACGTCTATCGGAACGGTGAGTTGGTGAACGTGATGGACCTCGAGTTCGAGGAATCCAAGCGCTCGCCCCTCGGCGCGCCGATGATCATCTCCGACAACATGGCGCCTATCCGCTCGATGGCGGACGGCAAGATGTACGACAGCAAGTCGTCCTACGAGCGCGGTGTTCGCGCCACGGGTTGCCGCGTCGTCGGAAACGACCGCCTCGAAAGCACCACGACCGCAGTCCCTCGCGCTGGCCACGACATCAAGCGGGCCATCGACCAACTGAAAGCTGGCTGAGGGGCCGACCATGAGTGAGATGAGCCTTCGGGACACACTGACCGCAGCGATGAAGGGCTCGGAGGAGATCGCTCCGCCGGCTGAGATCACCGCCCCGGAACCGATCGCGGAGGCTGCGCCGTCTATCAAGGACGAGCCCAAGCCCGAAGACAACAAGCTGGCCCCGGACGGCGCGCGAGAACGCGACGAACAGGGCAAGTTCAAAGCCGCTGGCGACAGGCCGGCCGCACCCGTTTCAGAGCCCGCCGTGGTGGCGGAAGCGAACCCTCAGCCGGAAACCCCGGTCGAGCCCATTCGCGTCCCGCCTTCGCTGCCCGCCGCCTTGAAAGCCAAGTTCGCTGAACTGTCGCCTGAGTGGAGGGAAGCCTTCCACAAGCGCGACGAGGATGTGAATTCGGCCAAGGCTCAGTGGGACGTGAAAGCCGCGCGGCTCAACCGCTATGACGAGATCCTGGCGCCTCATAAGGACGCTTGGGCCGTGCAAGGCCTGGAAGACCACCAGGCTGTCGCACGTCTGGTCGCTGCTGAGAAGGTCCTCAGAGAGACCCCTGCCCAAGGCATCCTCTATCTGGCGCAATCGTATGGCGTCGACCTTCGACAGCTCGTCGGACAGCCCGGAGCACAGGCCCAGCCGCAGGCGCAAGCCGCGACAGCCGATCCGCGCCTGAACGACCTCCTGACGACGGTCCAGACCCTGCAAGAACGCTTGGACCAGCAAACGCAGTCCGCTTCCCAGGCCAGCCTCGCACAGGCGCAAGCCACGATCACCAGTTTCGCCAACGACCCGGCCAATCTCTACTTCGAGAACGTCAAAGACGACGTGGCCCTGTTGCTGGAGTCCGGACGGGCCTCGACCCTGAAGGACGCTTACGAGATGGCGATTTGGGCCAATCCTGAAACGCGCCCTCTGCTGATCAGCGCTCAAGCCGCCGAACAGCAAGCCGCCACGCAGGCCAAGGCCAAGGAAGAGGCCGCGAGGGCGAAAGCCCAGCAAGCCAAGGCGTCGAGCGGGTCTGTCACCGGAGCCCCAACACCAGGCGCAGCGCCGCCGGTGGCTCCTAAAGGCAGCCTTCGAGAGGAGCTGGTAGCCGCCCGACAGCAAGTCATGGGCGCAGTCTAGCTCTAGAAAGACAGGACTATCATGGCCAGCCCCGGCCTTTCGGAAATCGTCACCACCACCCTGCGCAACCGCTCGGGCGTGCTGGCTGACAACATGTCGAAGAACAACGCGCTCCTGTACCGTCTGGACAAGCGCGGCAAGGTGAAGCCGGTCTCCGGCGGTCGCACGATCGTCCAGGAACTGGAATACGCCGAGAACTCGACCTACCAGCGTTACAGCGGCTACGAGCTGCTGAACGTGTCGCCGTCCGACGTCATCAGCGCCGCTGAGTACGACTGGAAACAGGCTTCGGTCGCCGTCACCATCTCTGGCCTGGAGCAATACCAGAACAGCGGCGAAGACGCGATCATCGACCTGCTGGAAAGCCGCATCAACAACGCCGAAAAGACGATGCGCAACAACCTGTCGGCCGACATGTACTCGGACGGCACGGCGTCTTCGGGCAAGCAGATCGGCGGCCTGCAACTGCTCGTGGCTGACGTTCCCACCTCCGGCACGGTCGGCGGCATCAACCGCGCTTCCTATACCTTCTGGCGCAACCAGGCGTTCTCGGCGACCACGGACGGCGGCTCGGCGGCTTCGACGGCCAACATCCAGCGGTACATGAACACGCTGTACCAACGGACGACCCGTCAAACCGACAAGGTCGATCTGATCATCGCCGATACGAACTACTACAACTTCTACCTGAACAGCCTCCAGGCCATCCAGCGCATCACCAGCGACGAGATGGCTCAGGCCGGCTTCCAGAGCCTGAAGTACATGGGCGCCGACGTGGTGTTCGATGGTGGCATCGGCGGCGGTTGCCCGACGAACCACATGTACTTCCTGAACACCGACTACCTGATGTGGCGTCCGCACCGGGACCGCAACATGGTCCCGAGCGGTGACGTCCGTTCGATCAACCAGGACGCCTCGGTCAACCTGATCCTCTTCATGGGGAACATGACCTCGTCGAACTGCCAGCTCCAGGGCGTGATCTTCCAGACCTGACGCCGATCGAGGGCGGGCAATCCCGCTCGCCCTCAAACCTACGAGAGGAGAGCCTTCGATGGCTTCGACTTCTTCGGTCGTTTTCGCGACCACTCCCGTTGCCGGCGTCGATCTGGACAGCAAGTCCTCGACCCCGGCGTTCAAGCTGCTCACTCCGGTCCTGGCGATCGACGGCCGCAAGCACGTCTACGTGCGGGCCTCCGAAGCGCTCGGCTCGGCTTCCACGATTTCGATCCGCTCGCTCGGCTCGGCGTCGTCGGACGCGGGCTCGGGTGGCTACGACTGCAACACGACCGGCGGCGTCGCCTCCGGCCAGTGCTTCTGGGCTCGCAAAAGCTCGATCGCCTAACACCTAGCCGGGACGTCATTCACGAGGCGTTCCGGCCTCTTTTCGAGGCGCATAGATGGCCAGCAAGACTTACGCGAACCTGACGGCGGTGACGACGACCGCTGATACGGATCTGGTGGCGGTCTATCCCACCGGGGGTCCACTGAAAGTCATCGCCTGGGTCAACTTGGTGGCCAAGCTGGCGACCGACCTCATTCCGACCTTTCTGCGCCGCGATCAGAACCTCGCGGATCTAAACAGCGCAGGCGTGGCTCGCAACAACCTCGGTCTCGGCAACGTAGCGGTGCTGACGACAGGCACAACGAGCGGTACGGTCGCGGTGCTCGGGACGGGCGGTAAGACGCCTATTTCGACGCTCCCCGGCGGCTATCTGGCCAAGTCCGCGACTTACTCGGCGGTGCTGGCCGACAACGGCAAGCTGATCGACTGCACTGGGACATTCACCCTCACTCTGCCCAGCGCGGGCACCGTTGGAGAGACCTACTCAATTGACGTCCGCAACAGCGGAACAGGCACGATCACCGTCGCTCCACCTTCCGGCCTGATCGACGATGCGTCGTCGGTGACGGTGGAGCCCGGCTCGACCCGGACTATCGTGACGGACGCGACGGACTACTACACGACCCCGGAAGGCCCTCAGGGCTGGACCCTGCTCAGCACGCAGGCGACCACCTCCGGCACATCGAAGATCTTCCAGCCGCCGCAATCGTGGGCTGAGATCATGTTTGAGTTCGATGGTGTGGCGGCCAACACCGGCGCTTCAATCACCATGGCCGTCAGCAGCGACGGCGTATCCTACTCGGCAGCGGTGACGCCCATCGGCGCTACGAGCGGCGGCGTCATGGGGCACATTGTTATGCCGCACTACAGCAGCACGGTTTGCTCAGTCGGAGTGACGATAGGCGCTGATGCGGCGGCTCCCGTGATGGCGGTAACCAACTCCGCCTACAGCAGCCAAAACCTTTCGGTGAGGACCGCCTCTGGCGTGAAGTATGTGAGCTTCGTTCCGGTGTTGGGCGAAGCCTACACGGCTGGCGCAATCCGGATGTACGGGCGCTAGCGCGCGCCTGAGGGGTCATCTAGGCCCCGCACAATACCTCCCATGCTTATGGGAGCAAGCATCATGCAATCAACACCGATGGAAGCGGCTGAGCAGGCCGCCGATGAGGTCCGGCGCATTGTCGCGCGGGCCATGTTCGACGCCCAGGCCGAAGAGGGCGAGAACTTCGACGCTCTGACCGAGGAAGACCAGGCGCAGTTCATGTTCCTGGCCGACGCAGCCATTCGGGGCTATCGCGGCCATCTGCACCAGCAGGGCTACAAGATCACGCCTCCAGGGGCCTTCGTGGCGCCTGCGAGCGAACAGGAGGCCCGCGCCATGGCCTCGGTCGCGGCGCAGTACCTCAGCAGCCCTAGAGGTAAGTCGAAGCTGATCGCCACGCCGGGCCTAATCGTTCCGGGTCGGATGCAGTGAGCATTCACTTCGTCATGGTGCGCGTCGGGGAGCGCTACGGCCCTGAGTACGTCGCCGTCCTAGCCGACATGATCGCCCGCAACGCCTCGAACCTGGAGAGCTTCTCCATCTGGTGCGTGACCGATCGGCCGGAGGAGCTTCCCGAGGGCGTGGGGTTCATCCAGGCGGATACGAGCATCCCGCCGAGTTGGTGGGCGAAGTGTCAGCTCTTCTCGTCGGCCATGCCGTGGGAAGCGGGCGACCGCGTCGTCTACTTCGACCTCGATGTGGCGATCACGGGGCGCCTCGAGGATCTCACGGAAACGGACGGGATCATTCAGGACTGGCATTGGCCGTGCTGGAACTCCTCGGTCATGTCATGGCGGCATGGCGAGCACAGGGCCGTCTGGGATGATCTGACGCCCGAGGTAATGAGCCGCCCCTCGACCGACCTGGCGCCCTATCTGCCGAAAGGCCAGGTCAACGGCGGCGACCAAGAGCACATCACCCGCCTCGGAGGCTGGAAGACTTTTCCGGCTGCGTGGTTCATTTCCTACCGCGACGCTAGGTCTTGGCCGCCCAACGACAGCAAGGCCGTCATCTTCCACGGTGATCCCAAGCCGCACGAGGTAACGAACGGTTGGGTTCCGAACGTCTGGAAGGTCGGCGGCTTCACGTCTCTTCCGGTCATGGGCGGCGTCAACGTCACGCACGAGGCGCTGCTGGACAACGTCCGGGCCAGCGTTCTACGGGATCTGCCTTGGTTCACCGGCTTTGGCCCCCACAAGCGCCTGGCCTGCGTGGTTGGTGGCGCTCCTTCCGTCCGCGACGACATCGGCAAGATCCGCGCCCAGCAGAAGCGCGGCGCGCGGATCATCACCGTCAACAACACCTGGCGGCTGATGGTCGAGAACGGGATCATGCCAGACGTCCATGTGATGTTGGACGCGAGGGCCGAGAACGCGGCGTTCCTGAAGGGCGCGCCCAAGGGCATCCGATACCTGATCGCCAGCCAGTGCCACCCCGACGTGTTTGAGGCGCTGAAGGATCACGAGGTGATCGTCTGGCACAACGGCTTCGGAGACAACGCGGCGCTCCGCGAGGTTCTTCAGCCCTGGTGGAATGAAGGCCCAAGCCAGCGGCCCTGCGTGCTTGTGCCTGGCGGCGGAACGGTGGGCCTCCGCTCGCTCTGGCTCTGTGCCCTGTCAGGCTTCAAGACCATCCACATGTACGGCTTCGACAGCTCGTACGAGGGCGACAAGCACCACGCCTACGCCCAGCCGCTCAATGACACCGATCGGGTCATGGAGGTCACGATGGGCGGCAAAAACTATCGCGCAGCGCCGTGGATGGTTCGCCAGACGGAAGAGGTCAGAACCCACTACAGCGACCTGAAGCGCGAGGGCGTGGCGCTGCACGTGCATGGCCGCGGCCTGTTGCCCGACGTCTTCCGGTCGATCCGGGAAGAGGAGCGGGCGGCGTGATCGCGCAGTATTCGGGCTGGTGGTGGCCTGACAGCGATATTCACGCACGGCCGGTCATCATGCGCGATCGTGATCTGGCAATCGCTCACCTGCTCTCGCACGTCGAGGGGCGCGATCTGATCGTCCAAGCCGGCGCCAACGTCGGTACCTATCCGATCGCGCTGGCCGACCACTTTCAGAGCGTCATCACGGCCGAGCCGGACCCGGAAAACGCCGAGTGCCTGACGCGCAATCTCAAGGCCCGCGACAGTCTCAACCGCGTGACGGCCTACACCGGCGCGTTCGGCGAGACCGAAGGCGGCTGCAAGGTCGTGGAGGTCGAGAAGAACAACTGCGGCGCCCATCGCATCGCCGTTGGTGGGCCGATTCAAGTCCTGACCATCGACAGCCTCGGCCTGCCGGCCTGTGACGCGATCTGGCTCGATATCGAGGGCTCCGAACTGCTGGCCCTGAAGGGCGCGGTTCAGACGATCGACAGGTTCAGCCCCGTCATCGCCTGCGAGGAAAAGGGCTTGGGCGAGGCCTTCAATATCCAATCCGGGGAGCTTGAACGGTTCCTCGGCTTCTACGGCTACAGCCAGGTCGATCAGATCGGCCGCGACAAGGTTTTCAGGAGAGACCGATGACCCTCGACGACACGCCCGACTTCGACGCTGGAGCCGACAAGGGCGATAATGCCCGCCCTCGCTTCTTCACCGAGCCCGTCAAGCACAACTACCGTTCGGACACCGAAGGCCGGCCCGTCTTCGAGGACCGCGAGTTTGTGACGATCCTGGTCCCCGGCGACCGAAAGACCGAGTGGAGCGGCTACGTCACGGAGGTTCACAAGCGCCGCTGGCCGCGTGAGTACGCCGCCTTCAAAGCCGGCCTGGAGACGCCGACCGAAGGCACGCCTCTGAAGGAATGGGCGGTCATCACGCGGTCTCAGGTCGAGGAGCTGCGCTTCGCCCACATCCTGACGGTCGAACAACTGTCGGCCCTGCCCGACGACGCCCTGAACCGGTCTGTGTCCATGGGCGGCTTTGCCCTTCGCGACAAGGCCAAGCGCTGGTTGGAGGCGCAAGCCGGCAACTCACAGACCGAAGCGCTCGCGGCTGAGAACGACCGCCAGCGTGAGATTATCGCGGACATGGAGCGCAAGTACGCCGCCCTCGCCGAGAGCGTGGCGCAACTGACCGCTCAGCAGGGCCAGCGAGCCGGAGAGACCGCATGACCGCACTAGAGCGCACCATCATGGCCGTTCCGGGTCCGAAGTTCGAGCGGCTCGACGGCGTCGTCATGTTCAAGTTCGTGATCGACAGCGGGTCGGTCATTGGTCCCCGTCCCGCGACCAAGACCGATCAAGAGAACCACGCCGAGGCCTGGCGCCTGTTCTGCCTGGGCGATGGCGTTGCTCCCGTGGACCGGGCCGGTGATGGTGGCGCGTCACTGCCGGCCGAGCCGAGAACCGACCTCCCGGCTTTCACGCCGCCCGAGCCCCCCGTCAACGAGCGCGACACGCTGCGCCAGGATCTGAAGATGCTGGGCGTGGAGTTCGACGCTCGCTGGGGCGTCCCGCGTCTGAAGGCCGAACTCGAAAAAGCCACGGCGCCGAAGGCCTAAGCCCATGACCATGCTGTCGATCATCCAGGACACGGCCGACCGGATGGGCATCCCCCGTCCGACCTCGGTCATTGGCTCGACCGACACGCAGGTTCGACAGCTACTGGCGCTCCTCAACGAGGAAGGGGAGGATCTTGCCAAGCGCGGCCTGTGGCAGTCGCTGACCAAGGAACACACCTTCGTCACCACGGCCACGCCGACCCAGACTGACACGCCAGTCCCAGACGATTTGGACCGGTTCATCGACGACAGTTTCTTCAACCGCACCCAGGTCCGAAAACTCCGCGGCCCAATCACGCCTCAGGCGTGGCAGGCGTTCCAAGCTCAACCGCTCTACAACCTCGTCTATCTGGCCTTCCGCGAGCGTGACGGCGCGTTCCTGATCACCCCGACCCCGCCGGCCGGCAACACGATCGCTTACGAGTACGTCAGCCTCAATTGGGCGCGTTCGAGCGCAGGCGTGGAGAAGGCCAGTTTCACGGCCGACGACGACACCTCGTACCTGCCCGAAGATCTGATGAAGTCTGGCCTTCGTTGGCGCTGGAAGCAGGCCAAGGGTCTTCCCTACGGCGAGGACATGGAGACCTATGAACGGTCGGTCCTGAAGCAACTCGGCCACGATGGTGGCGCGCGCGCCCTCAACATCACGGGCCAGGAACTGATCTTCCCCTACGGCGTGAACCTGCCGGAAGGCGGCTTTGGCCTGTGAGCGACTATCAGGTCCCGATCCGCCAAAGCCCCGAGAACTTCCGCAAGACGCTCAACGCGATCCTGCTTCGCCTGGAAGAGCGTGTGACGGCGCTGGAGGACACTCAGCCAGGCTTGGGCTCGGCGTTGCCTGCCTCCGCGCCTGAAGGCCGCTTCTTCACCGAAACGGGCCTCGTCACCAACACGCTCTATCAGCGCATCAATGGGAACTGGGAGGCCGTATGAGGCAGGCGGTCCAACAGAACAGGTCCAGGGGCCAGAAAGCCGTCGCCAGGGCTGTCCCGGCGCCCGTTGGAGGGTGGGACACCGAAAGCCCGCTGGCCAACATGCCCAAGCAAAACGCGGTGATCCTGGACAACTGGATTCCGCGTGCCGGCTACGTCGAGCTTCGTCGTGGATACCGTGGCCACGTCAACGGAACCTCCGATCCCGTCGAGGCGATCATTCCTTGGCGAGGCGATGCTTCGGGAGACAAGATCTTCGCGTGCGCGGGAACCGACATCTACGACGTGACCACGGCCGGCCCGCTTGGTTCGGCGGTCTACGCGAGCGCGACAAGCGCAAGGTGGCGATCGACCCAGTTCGCCAACGACGCTGGAGCCTTCGCCATCGCCGTCAATGGGGTCGATACCCCGCTCAAGTACGACGGCACGAGCTTCACGACGACCGCGATTACCGGCTCGTCCGGCTCAATCACGCTGGACCCGCAAGACCTTGACCATGTGATGGCGCACAAGCGCCGCCTGTTCTTCACCGAGAAGGGCACGCTGAGGGTCTGGTATCTCGCGGTACTGGCCATCGCCGGGGCATCTGAGCTTCTCGACCTCGGCGGGATCTTCGACAAGGGCGGCCATCTGATGGCCGAAGGGACGTGGTCGCTAGACGGCGGACAGGGCATGGACGACATGGCCGTGTTCGTCACCTCGGAGGGCCAACTTGCCGTCTACCAGGGCACGGACCCTTCGGACGCGGACAACTGGTCGCTGGTGGGCGTCTACAGCGTTGGTAAGCCTGTAGGCGACAACTGCCTGATCAAGTGGGGCTCGGACCTGGCGGTTATCACCCAGGACGGCGTCATCCCGCTTTCACAAGCCCTGAACAAGGACCGAGCCCAGCAGAAGGAAATCGCGATCACCGCCAAGATCGCGACAGGGTTCGCCGAGGCGTGGGGCAGCTATGGATCGCTCTATGGCTGGTCGGGCTTGACCTATTCCGGGCGAGGTTCGCTGGCGATTTTCAACGTGCCCACGGCTGAGCTGACGAGCGCGGTGCAGTTCGTCCAGTCGATCCAGACCGGGGCGTGGTGCAGGTTTACCGGCCTGAATGCGGTCTGTTGGGAAACGGCGAACGATGAGATCTATTTCGGAGGCGAGGGCGGGGTCTATCAGTGGGACATCACCGCTTCTGACAATGGCGAAACGATCGTCGCCGATGTGAAGCCGGCCTTCAACAACTTCGGGTCAAACACCGAAAAGCAGTTCACCATGATCCGCCCGCTGATCAAGGCGCCGGCGATCATCAATCCGGCCCTCGAAGTCCTGGCGGACTACCGCGAGGCCGTTCCCACCGCGACAACCACGATGGTGACGCCGGATAACCTGACCAGTAGCGACGGCATTCGCTACGACTGGTCCAGCGCCACGGCTGTCGGATATGTCGCGACGCCCCGGATGCGGATCTCGGTTCTTGGCCTGAACGACGCCAACCTGATCGCGATCGACGTCGATCTGTCGGACCTTCTCATCGACACGGCTGGCGGCGACTTCATCCTGATCTATCCCGATCTGCCGTTCGACATCGAGGTTCGGCTGATTGGCTTCGATGTGATGTTCATCCCTGGGGGGCAGCTTTGAGCCGGATACTCGTCGGCATGAATGACTTTGTCGCCCACTGGACAGCCGAGCGGATACCGTTCGTCGGCGTGGGCGACAACTTCGGTCCGTGTTCAACAATGGGGGTGCTGGATTCGGAAGGCCTGATGGCGGCCGGAGCTGTCTACCACGCCTATCGTCCCGCATTCCGAGGCCTTGAGATTTCCTTTGCGATGCGGCCCGGCTTCTACCTGTCTCGGAGCGCCATTAGCGCGCTGCTGAGGTACCCTTTCGCAGAGCTAAATTGTGTCCGTGTAACCGCCGTGACACCGCTCAGAGCGACCAGCACCCGGCAGTTCCTTGAAAAGCTAGGCTTCAAGAGGGAGGGCGTGCTTCGGCGCGCTTTCGGGACCGATGATGCGGTTGTCTACGGAATGCTTGCGAAAGAATGGGCGCGAAGCCTGTTCAACGTCGAACGTCGGCGAGATGTCCCCCCGCTGCGCGCGGCTGGCCTAAGACATGGGCAAGTCCACCAAGACCATAGCGCCGCCTGATCCGGTTCAGACCGCGAACGCGCAAGCGGCGGCGAACACGGCGACCGCGCAAGAGCAACAGCGCCTCAACATGATCGGGACTGCGGGACCTGACGGGACCGTCAAGTATGTCGCCGATCCGACCCAGCCCGGCGGCTACACCCAGACCACCACACTCAGTCAAGGCCAGCAGCAGCTCTATGACCAGGGCAACGCCGCCCAGAACGCGGCGCTCGGCGTCGCTAACCAACAGATCGGCCGCGTCGGTCAGGCCTTGGGTCAAACCCTGAACACCAACGGCCTGCCGGCGCTCTCTGGCGGCTATCAGGTCCAGCAGGCGAATGGCGGCCCGATCCAGAACCAAATCGCCAGCGCCGGGCAGATTCAGAACGGCTTCAATCCTGGTCAGGCGTTGCAGTACGACTTTAATCAGGGCCAAGCGGTACAGGGCCAGGTTGGCGGCAATCTCGACACGGCGCGTCAGCAGGCGATCGACGCGACCTATGGACAGGCCACGTCGCGCCTTGACCCGCGTTTCGCACAGCAAGAGCGCAGCCTGGACGCCAAGCTCGCCAACCAAGGCCTAGGCATCAACTCGGCCGCCTATCAGAACGCTCAGGACGCCTTTGGGCGCGAGAAGACCGACGCCTATAATCAGGCGCAGTACTCGGCCATCGGCGCCGGCGAAGACGCGGCCAACGCGCTGTTTGGTCGGCAGCTCAATCAAGGCCAGTTCGCCAACGCGGCGGCTGGGCAGCAGTACAGCCAGGGCCTCGGCGCGGCGCAGTTCCACAATGCCACTGCCGGCCAGGACTACGGGCAGAACCTTGGCGCGGCGCAGTTCGCCAATCAGGCGCAGCAACAGCAGTTCGGGCAAAATCAAGCGCAGTTCGACGCGGCCAACGGCGCCCAAAACCAGGGCTTCCAGCAGTCGCTCGCGAATGCCCAGATCGCCAACCAGGGGGCGCAAGGCAACGCTCAGTTTGGCAACGAGGCCCGCAACCAGGGTCTGCAAGAGCGTGCCTATATCCAGAACCAGCCGTTGAATCAGTTCAACTCGCTGATGTCGTCTGGCCAGGTCTCGACGCCGCAGGGCATCCAGTACAGCCCCACGCAGGTTGGCCAAACCGACGTACTGGGCTCCTACGCGCTGAACCAGCAAGCCCAGCAGGCCAACGCCAACCGCGCCGCTCAGGCTAATTCCGGCATGATGGGCGGTCTTTTCTCGCTCGGGTCGGCGGCTCTGATGTCCGACGTTCGGCTGAAAAAGAACATCGAGCGTGTCGGCAGCTTGAAGCCTGGGATCGACCTCTACGCCTACGAATACGTTTGGGGAGGAGGCCCGCGCGTCGGGGTGCTGGCCCAAGAGGTGGCGGCGATCAATCCAGCGGCGATCGTCATGGCCGGCGATCACATGGCCGTTGACTACGCGAGGCTCTAGATGGCGACGAACCCGGTTCCCGCCAACATCGCCGCCGCGCTCCGCTATGGGCCGCAGACGCAATCGAGCCTGCGCCGTTCCCAGTATCTGACCAATGCGCTTCAGCAGATGCAGGAGACTGGCGGCCAGAACATTCAGTCGGGCGGCGAGTTGGCTGCCAAGCTGCTAGCAACGGCCATTCTCAGCCGCCAGAGCAAGAAGGCTGACGCGAACGCGGTTTCGGCTCTGAAGGCTGATCAGGATAGTGAAACCTCGGCGCTGGTCGCGGCTCTGCGCCCGAAGCCCCAGCCTCCCGAGACTCAACCTGTCGCGCCGGCCTCTCAGCCTCAAGTGCAGACCCTGCCGCAACAGCCGGTGGCCTTGCCGAACGCCCAGCCCGCTCCCGCGCCCGTGTCGCAACTGACGGTGAACCCGGATATCGACAAGTTGGTCCGCACCGTTTGGGGCGAGGCCCGCGGCGAAGATCCTGTGGGCCAACTAGGCGTTGCCAACGTCGTGATCAACCGCGCCAAGAAGGGCGGCAAATCGGTCAGTGACGTCGTGCTCGAGCGCAATCAGTTCGAGCCGTGGGGCAATCCCAAGACCCGCGCGGAGCTGGAGGCCCTTTCGCCGGACAGTTCAGACTATCAGCGCATCCTCGCCAACATCGCCCCAGCCCTGCAAGGCCAGGACGTGACGGGCGGCGCTGATCACTTCTATAGCCCCACGGCGCAACAAGCCGCCGGCCGCACCCCGCCGAAGTGGGACAATGGTTCGGGCGTCGATCACGGACGTCACCGGTTCTTCAATCTCGGATACGGCGGCCAAGGAGCGCATGAGCGCCAAGCTCCGAGCGAGATCTTCCAGCCGCCGCAACAGCAACAGCCTCCGGTGAACGTGGCCGCGAACGGCCAGGTCGATCCGTCGATGCTGCAAGCCTCCGCTCCTGTCGGTCCCTCCGGGGGCGGAGCAGCGCCCGCCGCGCCATATGCTCCCCAAGCGGCTGCGGCGGGCGCTGTCCAGTGGCCAACCTATCAGCCGACCGAGCAGGAAATCGGATACATCCAAGGCCTTTTGCAAGATCCTCGTCGGCATGACGAGGGGGTGTCTGAGGCTCGAAAGCTCCAGGCCAAGATGGCCCAGCCGGTTGAAGCAGACATTCAGACAATCAACGGTGTCCCGTTCTATGTCTCGAAGGTTCCGGGACAGGGCGGCCAGCCGGTGATGATCCCCGTGCCGCAAGGCGCCATGACGCAAACGATGGGCGCTCAGGAAGCTGGGCTGCCTAGCGCGCCGCAAGGGGCCTATGTGCAGCGCGATCCGTTGGGGAACCTCAAGGAAGCGCCGTATGCGCCTCCCGAGGGCTACAATGCAGGCCCGAACGGCTATTCGCCTATCCGAGGTGGCCCAGCCGATCCCAACGCGCCACAGAAGCCGCCGAGCGGCTATCAACTCCAAGGTCAGCAGTACGTGGCCATTCCTGGCGGGCCGGCCGACCCGACCTCGGCGGCGAACACCGTCTCGAACGAGGGCGCGCTTCGCAAGGAATACGAAGGCCAGGGCCTGCTTCCCTACATCGCGGCCCGGAACGGCTACGAGAAGGTTCTACGCGCGGCGGCCGACAATAGCGGCGCGTCGGATATCGCCCTGATCTTCGGCTTCATGAAGACGCTCGATCCGACCTCCACGGTTCGTGAGGGCGAATTCGCGACGGCGCAGAACTCCGGTTCGGTCGATCAATCGCTGGCGAACCTCTATAATCGCGCCCTCAAGGGCGAGCGCTTGCAGCCAGGCCAGCGCGCCGAGTTCGCCAGGACAGCACAAGGTCAGTTCGCCGTGGCCCAAGATCGGTTTGACCAACTGAACCAGCGCTATCAGGGGATTTCGCAGGCCTATGGGTTCGATCCGAAGCGGATCGTGCAGCAATTCCCAGCGATCGGTTCGGGTACTCAAGCGCAACGTGGCGCGCCTGCGCCCAATCCCGCCGTAGTCGCCACGCCAGGCACGCGTGAAGCGGCGATGGCTGAAGCACGTCGTCGAGGCCTGATCAAATGACCGACCAAGACGTCACCAAGCTTTCCGACGCGGAGCTGATGGCTCTGATCGGACAACCCGCTCAAGCCCAGCCGGCTACACCCCAGCAAGCTCCCATGCAGCAAGCGCCGGGCCTAGGGCTTGAGACCCCATACCAGCCGCAAATTCCGGTACAGCAGCAGCAGTTGCCGGACATCTCGCAGCCACGAGAGCAACCAATTGATACGGGATCTCCGCGCCAGCTTTCAGGCTGGAACGTCGGAGCGCAATTGATGGACGACGGGTTCCTCGAGGGGCTATCCGAGACGGTTCGCGGCGTGGCCCGTGGCGTCCCGATCGCGGGAGCGGGCGCAGACGAGGCGAACGCTGCGGTTCTGGCTGGTGTGGCGCCCTACGTCGAGCCGCTGATCAAGAACACGCCTCTATACGACCCCAAGTCCGCGATCGGCGATCTACCGAGTTTCGGCGACCGCTACAACGCGGCGTTAAACCTCCAACGCTTCCGTGACGATCGATATGACGCGGCGAACCCTACCGAGAGCAAGGTTCTACGCGGCGTTGGGACTGTGGCGGGCTCTCTTGCCGCGTTGCCAGCTCTGGCGGCGGGTTCTTCGGCGCTTCCGGCCACAGCCGGCCTTCTCCCTCGCATCGGCGTAGGGGCGTTGGAAGGCTCCCTCGTCGGCGGCGCGCAAGGCTATGCAGAGGGGGAGGGCGGTTTCACCGATGCCTCTCGATTGACTGGGGCCACGAAGGGCGCTGCGGTTGGCGCTGGTGTCGGCGGAGCACTCCCGGTCGGCCTGACCGTTGGTGGCGCTGTATGGCGCGGAACGGGACAAAAGGCGGTCGATGCGATCAAGGGCGCACTGCCAGGCGCGAAGACCGAGGCGCAAGCTCTTGCTCAGGCGCTGAAGGGGACCGCACCCGCTGAAGCTCCGATTGCTGGTCAAGCGGCGCCTGACCTGACCGAGGCCGTCGCGAACAGCACCAAGCCAATCCCGCCCAGCCAACAGGCCGATGCCTATTCGCGTCTGTCGCAAGCCTTGGAGCGTCAACGCCAGACGCCCGATGAGATGGCCGCGCGGGTCACCGGCCTTGGCCCAAATGCCATGATCGCCGACACGGGCGATGCCGTCCGCACGCTTGGCCGGGATGTCTTCAACCGCCCTAGCGGGGCCGAGGACATCATCCGTAAGGCCCTGGAGGCTCGGCAGCGCGGCGTGATGGTCGATGGTGAGTTTACCGCCCAGCCGTCGTCCATGCGGATCTTGGACGCGGCGAGCGACGGTCTTGGCGTTAATGGTCGCAATTTCTACGACGAGACCGACAATCTCCTGGCAACACGGAAGGCGGCGGCTCGGCCCGCTTATCAGGCCGCCTATGAAGCCCCACCGGTAGACATCGGCGAGCTGCGCGACTTTGCTGGAACGCCGCTGTTCCAACAGGCCTATCAGCGGGCGCGTGGGATCTCCGAGAAGGAGTTCGTCGCGTTGCCGGATGGGTCCGAGGGCATCATGCCACTTCCGGAGCGCTTCACTTCGAACGAGGCGCTCGACTGGCGCACGCTCGACCTGATGAAGCAGGGTTTGGATGACCTGATCAAGGAGGGTCGCGTTCAGGGCATCGGCGCGAACGAACAGGGCGCCGTCAAACGCTATGCTGGGAAGTTCGTCGACAAGTTGGACAGTCTGAATCCGGCGTACAAGGCCGCGCGCGACGCTTACGCCGGCCCCACGGCCATGATGGATGCGCTGGACGCCGGCCGGTCGGCCCTGACTGAGGATGCACCGGTTCTGTCAAAGGCAATCGCCGACCTGTCGCCAGCCGAGCAAGATGCTTACCGTCTGGGGGCGTTCCAGGCGTTGAAGGACAAACTCGGCAACGCTGATGTGACGTTCGATGCGGCGCGCCGTGCTGGCGTGCTCAAGCCGAACCAACTAGAGCGCTTCAAGGAGTTGTTCCCTGACCGCAAGAAGTTCGCCGATTTCGTGAACCTGATGGCGAACGAACAGACGATGTTCCAAACGCGCAACGCTCTGACCGGTAACTCGACCACGGCCAAGCAACTCGCGGCGATGGCGGAGAACGACGCCGGCCCAATTGAGCAGATGGCGCAAGGGGCCGTGGATCTGAAGACGGGCAACGTCCTCGGGATCATTCGCGCCCTTGGTCGTGCTGGCGGTCAGCCCAAGATGAGTCCCGCCACGGCTGAAAGCCTAGCGTCGATCCTGACCAGCACGGATCAAAGCCAACTACCGATCGTGGTTCAGCAACTCACGGAAGCCCAGAAGCGCCGGCTATTGGCTGAGGCCGTGCGGGGCGGGACCGCTGTTGGTGCGGAAGCCGGGGCGGCAAGCGCGGCTCAGCCGAACCGATGAGCTTACTTGCCGGCCGCTATCATGCCGACGAGACCTATAAGCGGGATCCCAAGGAGGAGTAGGGTTATGAGCGCAGGCCTAAGCCAGCGCCAAAACCTTGCTGGGGGCCGATACCATAGCGGAACGCCCTGACTGTCGTAGGTCCCGGTCCACAGCCAACGTTTCCGGGTGCGATGCTCGTCGCCGATCCGATAAGGGCCTTCAATGACCTCGAACTCGGCGTCTGTGATTTTTCGATCTCTGGACATTCGTCGGCGACTATGGCGACGCTGTGAAAGCGCCGTCAACTGGGTGGCGCATGATTGCCGCCATGTTCTAGTTCCGGGCTTTTATGATTCAGATAATTGCAATTGTAGCGCTAGCCCTGACCATTTTTATATTGGTCAGACGGCTTCTGACGTTATCGGCCAAGGTGACGACGCTTGAACTCCGGGCGCAGGCCATGGAGGAGCGCCTAGACACGCCCGGGCAGATGTCCCTTTGGAGCGCCCGACCACCTTCAGTGGCCATCGCCGCTTCGCCGCATCATCCTGAGGCGCTCTAGAGCCTCGTATCCTTCCCCTACTGATCAGGGGAAGTCATGGCCGAAGTCATCGACGCCGCGGCCGAAAAGGCGAAGCTGCAAGCGCAGAAGACGGCGACGAAGTGGATCGCCGAACTCGGCGTGAGCGAAAAGGCGCTTCAGCCGTACATCACGCGCGCCCGAAAAATCGTCCGCCGCTACAAGCGCGACGACGAGTCCGTTCGGGCTGTCAGCGCCCGTGACCGTCAATTCGCGCTTCTATGGTCGAACACCGAGACGATCCGTCCGGCGCTCTATGCCCGGCCTCCGCAGCCCGTTGTCTCTCGCCGGTTCAAGGACGCTGACGTTGTGGCCAAGGCCGCATCGGAGGTGCTTGAGCGCTGCCTGACCTTCAGCATCGACAAGCAGAACCTTGATGGGGTGACGCGGGACCTGGTGCTAGATTACGTCCTGGTCGCTCGGGGCCTGACCTGGGAGCGCTATGTCCCGACCCATGGGGCCATGGTGTACCCCAAGGTCCCTGTCGTTCAGATCACCACGGATGCCGGGGTGAAGTACAACGACGACCAAGGCAACGAATACGAAGCCGATAAGGTCGAAGAGACAGAGCACGGCAAGTACGAGGCGACGGGTGACGGCTACGCGCCGGTGATCTTTGAGGAGAGCGTCACCGACTATGTGAACAACGACGACTGGGGTTGTTCACCGTCTCGGACTTGGGACGAGGTCACGTATGTCTGGCGCCGGGTCTACATGGACCGAGAGCAGCTCATTGACCGGTTCGGCGAGAAGATCGGCAAGGCCGTTCCTCTGGACTGGGGTCCTCGCACCAAGACCCAATCGAAGGGCATGGACGACGACGGCGTCAAGCGCGCCGCGATCTACGAGATTTGGGACAAGTGCACCAAGAGGGTGTTTTGGATCTCCAAGTCCTGGAGCGCTCAGCCGCTGGACGAGCGTGAGGACCCGCTAGGCCTTGACGGTTTCTTCCCGTGCCCCAAGCCCCTCCTGGGGACCACAGCGAATGACAGCCTGATCCCCGTCCCGGATTACGTCTATTGGCAGGACCAGGCCGAGGAAATCGACGACCTGACGTCGCGCATCGGCAAGCTCGAAAAGGCCTTGAAGCTGAAAGGCTTCTACGCCGGCGACGGCAAGACCAACCTCGACCAGCTTTTCAAAGCCGATACCAACATGCTGATCCCGGTCGCGGACTGGATCAACATGAAGGAGGGTGGGGGCCTTCGCGGTCAGATCGAGTGGATGCCCATCGATCAGGTCGTGTCCACGCTTCAGGCCTGCATCAATTTGCGCACCCAACTGATCGAGGACGTCTATCAGATCACAGGCGTCGCGGACATCCTGCGTGGCGCGACAGACCCTGGCGAGACGGCCACGGCGCAGAAGATCAAGGCCAGGACCGGCGCGGTTCGCATTCGGGACAAGCAGAACGAGCTTGCCCGGTACCTGCGCGACGTTCTTCGGATCAAGGGCGAAGTGATCGCCGAGAAGTTCGGGATCGACACGCTCAAGGCGATGACGGGCGAGCCCCTACCAACCGCCGACGAGAAGGCGCAACTCCAGGCGCAGATCCAGCAGGCGGCGCAACAGGCGCAACTTCAGGGCCAGCCTTCTCCCCCGATCCCGCCAGGCGTCGAGGACATCCTGAAAAGCCCGACTTGGGAGGACGTTCAGGCGCTCCTCACCAACAACGCCATGCGCCAGTTCCGCATCGACATCGAGACGGACTCGACCATCGAGCCGAACGAGATGGACGAGCAGGAACGCACGGTCCAATTCATCACGGCGATTTCCGGGTTCTTCGCCCAAGTCGGCCCGCTCGTGGCCGCTCAGCCGCTCCTTGGCAGGATGTTCGGCGAGATGATCAAGTTCGCCGCACGCCGGTTCCGCGCTGGGCGCCAGCTCGAGGACGTGATCGACAGCACCATTGATCAGATGCTGGCGCAGGCGTCTCAACCACAGCCTCAAGCCCCGGCGGAGCAGCCCGACACAACCCCGATCGCCGTCGCGCAGATCAACCAGCAGACCGAGCAGATGGTCCAGCAAGGCGAGACGGAGCGGGCGATCATCGAGGCGCAGTCGAAGGCGGCCGAACTACCGCTGCGCCAGACGGATCAGCAGCTCAAGGGCCTGGCGCTGGTTCGAGACAGTAACCCTCAAGCGGTCGCTTAGCGGGCCGCTGAGGGGGCACAGAACCGCCGGATAATTGCTCCGAACCCTATGGGGAAGAGGCGAGCATGTCAGGCGAAACCTGGAACGAGATCACCTATAAGGCGGCGGCGGCCTACCTGGATGGCGGCGCGCCATCTCCGACGAACCCCAACGCCAACCCCGCGACGGGTCACGCTGGCCAGGTCAAGATCGCTGTGACGGGTACAGCCGTGCGAGTAACCGCCTCGGCCACCCCGCTAGTGAACGGCCTTATCTTCAGTGCTCTTACGACAAATGCCGCTCTGGCAGCGGGGGTGTGCGGCACGGCCGGGCCCTCCTCGGGGCTAACCAATGTCGCCGACGGAACAGGGAATGGCTATATCGTCCTTCCTGGCGGCGGCGGCTCCCTGGCTATCAGCGACCTATCC